CTGCTGCGGCCCCCGACAGCATCATGGACACCGAGCAGGACAATTATGCCCGCAAGCGCGGGTATCGCAACATCGACAATTTGCTGGATGACTCAAGGAGAAGATGATGGACTATCAGGAAGAACTTGAGCGCGCGAACAGGATACTGCTCGCGGGCATGAAAGCCGGCCAGGAAATCGAACGCAGGAATAGCGAGCAGCTTGAGCGCGACTGCATGACGATGGCGCTGCGGCTTTACGGCGAGGACTCTGACACGTTCGCACCGGAAACGCGCGAGTGCATGGAACGCTGGCGTCCGCGCGTCGAGGCGCTGTTGCGGGAGCCAGCGCAATGACGAACGCGCCCGACGACATCGATCTAGGATTGTCGGCAATGGAAGCCAGCCTGACAGCCAAGCCGATAGCCGCCGCAATCAGAAAAATCGGCAGCATTACCATTCATGCCGACATGGTGCAAGGCTCGGATGAATGGGCGGCGACTCGTTGTGGCTTGCTGACTGCCAGCGAGATGCGCTTGATCGTCACGCCCACTCTCAAGGCCGCATTGAACGATAAAGAGCGCGGCCACCTCTACGAACTTCTGGCGCAACGCATCACGCGATATGTCGAGCCTCGATATATTGGTGACGACATGCTGCGCGGTCAAGCGGATGAGGTTGATGCCATCGAGCTATACGCGAAGATGTATGCGCCAATCGAGCGCGTTGGATTCGTGACGAACGACAAGTGGGGGTTCACCATCGGATATTCGCCAGACTGTTTTGTCGGTGATGACGGTCAGGTGGAGTGCAAGTCGCGCAATCAAAAATACCAGATACGCACGATTTGCGATTACGTTTCGGTGGATTCAATCGACCCGGACTTTATGATCCAGGCACAGACCGGGCTGCTGGTAAGCGAGCGCAAATGGTGCGATCTGATTTCATACTGCGGCGGCTTGCCTATGGCTACCGTGCGCGTTTATCCAGACGAGAAAGTGCAAGCCGCGATACTCGAAGCTGCGAGCGCATTTGAATCGCGCATGACGTTGATGCAAGAAAGATATTACAAGGTGCTGGCGTCACAAGCGCGGCTGATTCCGACTGAACGCAAGATTTATGAGGAGATGTTCTAATGGATGACATGGCATCAACGATCATACCGAAGTCCGATCAACTCAATAGTGACGACCTGATCACCGGCCCAATCACGATCACGATTACCGGCGTGGACATTCGTAGCGGGCAGGAGCAGCCTATTTCGATCCACTACGAAGGCGACGGCGGGAAGCCATACAAGGCGTGTAAGTCTATGTGCCGCGTTATGGTTTCCGCGTGGGGGCCAGATTCAAAAAAATACGCCGGTCGTTCCATGACGCTTTATCGCGATCCAAAAGTCAAATGGGCGGGCATGGAAGTCGGCGGCATTCGCATCAGCCACATGAGCGATATCGACGAATCAATGACGATGGCGCTGACCGTTACCCGCGCCAATAAGAAGCCGTTCACTGTGAAACCGATAGTGAAAGGCGCACCGAAAGCCGCAGCGCAGACATCGCCAAGCGTGGCACCGGCAGATAGTTCGACCAGCCTCGATGCTGCCGGGTCTGCTGCTGCGGCTCCACTCACCGCCGATCAAGTGATAGATGTCTCCGACCGCCTGAAGCCGATCATGCGCGGCAAGGAACGGTTGCTCAATGCTATCGGCAAGAAGTTGCAGCAAGAGTTTAAATCGCTTGAGCAGATACCCGCGAGCGAGTATCAGCCGTGCCTCGCGTGGATCGAGAAAGCGGGCGCGGCATGATGGAATGCTATTGCGAACCGGTCGAAGGTGAACCGTGCGAGGTATGGATTGAAACCTGGCGCGTTGCCCGCAAACCGCATATCTGCATCGAATGCAAGGCGCAAATCTTGCCGGGGGAGCGGTATCAGCACGTATTCTTCAAGCTTGATATCGTTGAAAGTTTCAAGACGTGCGAATTTTGCGTCGGCGAATGGGCCAGAATTCAGCGCGATACTGATATGTGCCGCGTCCCCGGCGAGCTGGCGTGTGCGGTGGTATTTGAACTGCGCGAAAAGGAAGCGGCATGAATCCTTTCGACCTCGCGCTCGGTCTTTACATCGCCGTCTGCGCGCTGCTGGTGTTGTATCGCTGGTATTCGGGGCGGTGGCC